TGTTGGCTCCCGCGACGAGCCAACGCGGCGTCGATCCGGCTCTCACTGGGTCCTATGTTCACTCTGCGCGTTCGAACTCCCAAGGCTCCGCTCCGGGTAAGGATCAAGTCAAGAATCCAAATGAGCCGATGGCGACAGCCTACCCAGGAGGCCAATATCCTGGCGTCCCCGTCCCTTTGACCTACGGCGAGGGCTTCGACGGCCTCGCTGATCCAGGTGGGAACTTGGCTGGAGCCACCCGGAAGGCCCAAGCTCGTGAGGGAGCAACGGGTGCCGTTGCTGGTGGCCAGTATCCGGGAGTAGCCCAAGTCGTCGAAGGGCTCGCCGGAGCTGGTGCCGAAGCTGACTATGATCGCTCGATTTCGAACGATGAAGGCAAGGATCTGAATGTTCGGATGGTAGTCGAGGGTGGTCCAGACGAGAATGCCGGTATCGACACGGGAGGCCGTCATGTCGCTCCTGCCGATGCCGATTGATCGGAACGAGCAAGCGTTCCGTCAGGCCCGTAACGCCAGTTTGATGGTCGAGATGCGCTGCGGGAAGCCCTCCGCTTGTGATTGGGAGCACCAGATTCCTCCAGAGTACGCGAAGCAATTAGCTCGTGGATACTTTAGATCCTGGAGCCTCGATCCGAATGGCTAAGAAGTGGATGCAAGGAGCCATTAAGAAACCCGGCTCCTTCACAGCACAAGCGAAGGCTGCTGGAAAGGGTGTGATGCAATACGCCAGAGAACAGATGGGTGCTGGCGGTACTACCGGCAAGCGTGCTCGCCTGGCTCTTACCCTTTCAAAGCTTCGTAAGAAGAAGTAGCCTTCTTCTAGGACTCCTCATGCCGCTCCCAGATCCGAAGGTCATCGCTCCTGGGACTCCGGTCCCTCGTACTCCTGCCGATGCTACGGCGGTCTACCATAATCATCCTATCGCTCCATTCCTGAAACTCGTCAAAGAGCTGAGAATGACGAAGTATGCTCCTCAATTCAGCGAGAAGACAGGAATAAACCAAGGGTATCTCGATACATTGGCGGTTTTAGCTGGAGCTGCGCCAGCTCAAATGGGCTTCACCACCGCTGCCCGTGGAGAATTCTTTTCTCAACGAGAAGGCGGAGAAGTCGATCTCACACCGACAAAGTCCGATGAACTCATGGGATGGTTCTCCTATACCGAACCAGAGATGCGCGCAACGGCGGCGCACGAGTTCGGCCATATCTTGGATTTCGTAAGCCCAGGACTTCGAGACAAGTTTGTTGCCTTGAATCCTCGATTCCCCTCAGAAGCAGCGGGAGGCCCGAGAACACAGTATGCGAAGGAACCGTTTGCTGATGCCTTTGCTCAGGCAGTACGGAAGGTCGTGCCCGAAGTTGGAGAAGAAAGAGCTTATCAGTATGGGACTTCTGAATGGCTGATTAACGCTCAGCAACAGGCTCTCTTGGATTCTCTGGTGAAGGCTCGGGCTCGGCTTTTGAAGTAACGTAACCCTCTTTAGCTTGTGGCGAGTATCTTCCGGAATCGAGATCTATCTCCTCTTGCCAGCCGTAGAGGGCAATGCGTCTCCGAATAGCTGATGGTTGTCGCTTGAGGCGTTGGACCATGCTGTCCAGGGTAGCACCCCCACGAACCATTGTTCTTAAAGCAGCATCATCCTCTGGAGTCCACGGTAGGAAGGACTTAGGATAGCTTTTCCGAATGGTACTGACTCCATCCTTGCTCAATGTATTGATTTGCCAGCCACAACGAGGACAACGCATAGAACCTCCAGTCTGGGCACACGTAGCTATAGTTGACGTGCCCGCACTGACATTATACCTTAGTTTTAGAAAAAGTCAAGTCCCCGTGTCGAAAGGACACACTATGTCAGCCGTTGAAACACTCTCTGATCTCGTCAGCTCCGGCTTCCAGCCCGGTAAGCTGGATGAGTACCACGATCTCCTCAAGCTCTTGGGAGTCGTCTTAGCTCAAGTTGCTCTCCTCGATGTAGTGAGTAACCCTGTTGCTGAGCCCAAGGACCGAGTGAGTGCTGCCCGAGTTCTCTTGAACTTCACGAAGGAATCTCCTGAGAACATTGCGGAGAGACTCCGTCGTAGCCCCTTTGCTGAATTGACGATAACTCAGTTACAGAGTATAGTAGAGGGAGTCAAGAAGGGCCAAACTGACATAGCGAGCCTCGTGAAGGCCGCCAAGGAGACCTGATGTCCGATATCTTCACTCAGTTAAAGCAACTAGAGCTATCCAACGGTGGTTGGGTATCCGCCGAAGGAAGCTACTTCAAAGCGACCAACGCGACGCCAGGGACAGGAATTGCTCCTCCAACGACCCCTGTGGCCTTCTCAGCTACCTCGGCGATGCTCACCATCCAGAATCCCCTTCAGCTCTACGGCAGTAACGTAGGAGGGAGTGCGGGAGGCCTCGCGACTCGTCCGGTTACCCCGCTTGGGGAAGGCTCAACCTTCATGATCTTGGACTACTTTAAGTTCCTGGTCCAAGTCGCCGATACCACGGCGGTCGCGAACTCCCTCCAATGGGCCATTACGGTCGATACAACCAACCGCTATTCGAGTGGTGGCTCGCTCCCAAGTCAGTTCTGTACCAATGCCCTCGTCAGCACGAACCCCGGCTATGCCCCAAAGGCCTCCATTCACGTTGGGAACGTCGTGGCCACCGCTGCGAGCGCTAACGTCATCCAGATTGGCCGTGGCTCGGTCAAGGCGGTCCCCGTCACGACGGGTCCCCTGCTCGTTCGCAACGACGAATACGTCTTCAGTTTCGGCCGTGGGGATACCCTAACGAGTGCCGCGAAGCAGCAATCCGCCGCGAGCATCCCGTTCCTCTACCGTCAGCACGCTGGAGTGATCGCCGTACCTCCTGGTGGCACCTTCCTGCTCCATTGGTGGTATGATGCAGCCTTAACGGGCAGCCCCACCCTTGAGTTCGAGCTAGGATGGGAAGAAGTCGAGCTGTAAATGGCTACGTCTAGCGCCGTCAATCGCCGACGATCCTCGATTGAGGTAGAAGGCTTCCGGGCCATGCTGGCGATTGCCGGTATCCGCCAACTCATACAGAACAATGTCAGTGCCGGAGCCGGGGCGGATACCACCTATACGGTCGTCAATGAGAATGCTCGGCGAGTCATTTTGCTGCATCTCAGTGCTGGAGCTGGGGATATCCGCTTTAATATCAATGCTTTGGCCAATGCCAACACGATCCCCATTATCCCTCAACGCTATTTTGTGGTGGATGCTCGGGGTGCTTACACCATTCCTGCTCCTCCTGGCCAAGGGGGTCCTATCGCCGTAGCGGCCGACGTGCTTCACTTCTTCAACACCAGCGGCTCTCCGGTCACGGTGTATATCATGGAGATCGAATAATGAACGATGGAATGTCCAGCCCCATCCTGTACATTGTCATCTTCAACGGGGCTACCCTAATCTTCTTCGCCGGGATCTTGTGGCAGAAAGTTATTGATCTAGCGGCTCGCTTAGGCCGTATCGAAGGGATCTTGGATGTTACCGGAAAGAGCAAGAAGTTGACGGAAGACTCATAGTACCTATATATTGTGGAGTCATTCAAGGAGATAGCCTTATGCGTTGGCCCTGGAGTAAGGTGAAGGTCAAGAAAACTACCGTCTGTGCATGTCGCGCAGACATTGCATTCTCGGTCATGGATCTGAATACCGAATATCCGAATCTCCGCCAACTCGTTACCACAGTCACTCACGCCGAACCCCTCTGTGACGAGTGGAAGAGTGGAAAACTCGACCTGGTGGGAGCCTTCAAAGGAGCGTAACATGCCGTTTGTCTATCACGTTGATACTGCTGTGGTGGCTACGAACTTCACGACTTCTGGTACCACCAACACCGAAGTCGATCAAGTCTTCATTGCCCCGAAGGCCACGGTCCCGACTCGCAGCTTTGCGATCATCGGGCTTTATGTGGGTGGGAAGGCTAACGCTCTCACAGCCATCTCGGGCATCGCCTACCGCCTCAAGAAGTTCCCAACCACGGCGAGTTCTGGTGGTACCGCCATTGTGCCAACGCCACGAGATGGTCAGGCTCCAGCAGCGCTTTCGACCTCTGGGGGAGCCTCGGCTGGAGTCACCTCAGGCACCGGCACACCAGTCTACATCGGTGGTTGTACGTCAGGAGCGGCTGGTCCAGGACAATGGGTCGCCTTGAACCCTGATGCGGCCATTCTGGTGCAAGGTGGCGCCACCAATAGCGTAGACTTGTTCACGGCTTCTCAGCTTGTCTCCGCAGCATTCGAAGCGAAGATCGAGTTCTCCGAAGGCTAAGCCGTGGCCCTCGTGTCCGTCGTTATCCCGCCTTTTGTCGTCCCGGCGGGCATAACGGTCTTAGGGCCAGTCACGGGTATTCTTGGCTGGAGCGCCTTCGCGCTGACCCTCGATCTTGCGGGACTCGTCTCTGCCACGATCAAGTTCGAGGAATCGGGTGATGGCCTCTCATGGACCGATCTGATCGGCCTCAGCACGATTATTGGTGATCCCCTCTTCTCCCCGGATGTGACGGCGGCGATTTGGCCCTCGCGACCATCAACCTTTCTTCGAGCTACCCTCAACAACTCGGTCGCCTTTAGCTCTGCGGGTGGCTCTTTCGTGGCGTCCTAATGGCAATAGCTTACACCAACCACGGAGCTACTAAGACTAGCTCGACAGCGGCGAAGACGACTGGAAATATAGTTATTACTGCTGCTGCCGGAGACACGACGCTAGTTGCCGTTGCGTTAGCTGCTGGGACGAACCCGTCTATCTCCGATTCCAACTTTGCCATATACACTCTGCTGGTTGGCCCTATCACGAACACAGATACGTTGTGGCTGTTCGGACTGCTCGCAGCTAACGGCGGCCCCAACTCGTTTATTAACGTCACTTGGACGACAAGCTCGCGCTACAGCGTCGCCATCGACACCTGGTCGGGCGTAACTGGGTTCGGCGTCACGGGGTCGGCTACCGGTACGAGTACCAGCCCGTTGGTGGTGATTACGCTCGGGCAACCGGCGACGAGTTGGGGCGCCGCTGCAATGCTTTCAGCGCATACCATAGCTACATGGAGCGCCGCCGCAAACAATAACCTCCGGCAAAATATCGCCGGGGCTAGTACATCTACACCGGGCGCCGCGCTCGATGAGCACCAGTTTGGAGGTTCTCTTAACGCGACGCTTTCGCTCTCGAAGGCGTGGGTGGCTCTCGGGCTGGAATTACAAGCAGTCGCAGCCGCTACAATGGCCGAAGACGAGTATCTTATTACTGGTCCCATTTGGGACGAGAATGTAATGGTGGTGTAAGATGCCGAGAATAGCCCAACATCCAATAGAAGGCGATATCCTCCCCTTCATCCATGTCGAGGATGATCTTATTCTCCCCACGATTCAACAACCGTGGGCTACCCTTGCTCGATTAGCGACCAGCGAGGATGAGACGGTCGTTGTGACGGTGATCCCCATGCCGGAAGATGAGATCCTGTTGCCGACCATTCAGCAGCCGTGGTCCGTCTGGGCTCCATCGCTGGATGCTGACGACTGGGTCCCCTTTATCAATGTGGATGAGGAATACCTCACCTATCCAGTGAACTGGCCTCTTCAGAAGGTCCTCTATAGTCTGGACATGGATGAGATCTTCGCCGTAACGGCCCCAACAGTCGTTGAGGAAGACTACCTCATCAGCACGCTCCAATGGCCCTATCTTCGGTCCAGTGTCTTCTACGATACTGATGATACTTACTCAACGATTGAGGAAGATGTCCAACTGATCGAGAGCTATACCTGGCCTCCAACGAAGCCCTATTACTCCCTCGATGCCGATGACTGGGTCCTCTTCGTCACCCCGCCTCAAGCGGTGGAAGATGAATACTTGATGATCCCGAACTGGTGGCCATTGGTGAATCCAGCATTGTACCCGCTCCCACCGGAAGATCTTCAGTTTATCTTTATTGCTGCTGTGGTGGCGCCAACGGGAGACTCTATCTGGGTACCTCCCTTTATCAGTACCCTAGGACTCTTTAGATGAACGAACTCACGAACTACAAAGAGATTGAGAAGGAGCTTCGTCGTCGGGAGCACGAAGATCCGATCGGACTCTTCTACAAACCCCATCAGATGCAACAGGAGGCCCACCGTGACCGTCATCCTGTGCTGCTTGTGGTTGGCGGCAATCGTTCTGGTAAGACGTGGTTTGCGGTGGCCGAAGCCATCTACTATTGCACGGGTCGCACCGTCTGGGCCGAAGTCCCCTCCACCGCAGTGGTGTGGTACGTCATGCCGTCGCTCACCATGTTTCGCCGGACTGTCCTCCCTGTCTTCAAGCGACTGGTTCCCCGGTCTGAGCTGGTCCGATTCAGTGAGCGCAGTGGAGTGGCAAAGTTCAAGAACGGCTCCGAACTCCACTTCCTCTCGGCTGACATGCGACAACGCCGCCTGCAAGGCGCGAGCGTTGATCTGGCTATCATGGACGAAACGCCTGATGAGGCTGTCTTCGAAGAACTCCAAGCCCGAGTCTTCGACCGTCATGGACGGATCATCCTGGTCTTCGCCCCTATCGACGTGAAGTCCTACTGGGTCCGAGACAAGTACTATATCCCCTGGACCGCTGGAGACCGCACGGATATCCAAGTCATCCTGATGCCTGTGGCTGACCGGGAAGGCCATTCCCTGGTTCCCCACTTCACCGATGCCGACATCAAGAAGATGGAGACCCAGTGGCCTGATCCCAGTGTTCGAGCCGCCCGTATGTATGGGGAGTTCATCACCCGGACTGGGCTTGTGTTCCGCTCCTTTGACCCCGATATTCATGTAGTCCCATCGTTCGAAGTCCCCCTGGACTACGCCCGATGGTTCGTGTGCGATCCCGAGTATCACCGCTTTGCGGCCTTGTACTATGCTGCGGACGACCTTGGGAACTACTATGTCACGGACGAGTTCTTCTCACAAGACGATACACTCGCTCGTCGTTCGGAGCGCATGGCTGCTATTGTTGGGAAGCGTGATCGCACCATTCCGTGCTATGTGGACTCGGCTAACCCGCAAGACACGGCCGAACTCAACTGGCACTTCCAAAGAATTGGGGCTCCTATCGGCGCGGTTCCCCTGCCCATACGCAAGCGCATCGAAGACATGGTGTTGCGGACACATGCCTTGCTGGAACCAGATGCGGAGCGGCTCTACCCCAAGCTCATCCCGAACCGAGGAGGAGTCTACGGAGCCCCCCGGCTCTTCCTCTTCGACCGGCTGATGTCCCATTGGAAGTGGGATGAGCGAGATATGACCTGTTCCCGGCTGATCTGGGAGATGCAGCGGCTCTCTTGGGGCAAGGACGGGCGCCCGGACAAGGACTCAGCGGACGGCTCCGACGCCTCCGATGCCCTGATCTACGGCTGCTCGATCCTCCAGCTTGGTGTCCGGCAGGAACAGCCTGCCATGTGGCTCCAGAAGCTCCCTATTCCTGATCAGATCATCTGGAAGGCCATCAACGAGCAGGACCGTTATCAACGTGTACTCATGAGAGATCTCTAATGGATTACGCCCTCTATGGAGCTGTCGGCTTCCTCGGCGGCATGGTCGTGGCAGGAGGACTCTGCTACTTCCTTGCCATTAAGCCACTTATCGACGATATTCGTCTCATGCGCTATAAGGGGTATCAAGCTAACTTCCCTAAGGAAGAGCGTCCCAAGCAGGAAGTCCAGAACGTCCATTTCTCGGTTGAAGACTAATGGCTCGTCTACCACGTCCAGAAGCTAGTGCTCAAGAATACGTAAGTTACACCGCCAATCAGTGGCATAACCACGATGCTTTCTATGCCTTCTGGGTCGAGCGGTGGAAGCGAGTCGTAGACTACCTGCGCTCCCTGCACTGGCGCGTGCTAATGGAAGTGGACCTGAAGCAGATCCCTGAGTGGCGCCGCTTCCCGATCACGAACTTCACGCTGAGCTTGTTCTCGGACTATGTCGGCCAGTTCCTCCAAACCCGAGTCCGGTACTCGGCTGTCCCTGACCAACCTTCCAGTATTGCTGGAGCGGAACTCGCCGATCAGGTCCTCAAGTACCTCTGGGATCGGACTGGGATGGAGGAGAAGAAGACGGATCTGGCCGCATGGCTCTGTGCCACCGGGAATGCTGATCTTCGCATCTTCTGGAACACCGATACGGGAGATATGATCCCCTTTGGTATCCCTGATCCTAATGATCCACAGAAGGTCATCGCTATCGACCCCAAGACCCTCAAGCCGAATCCCCAGATGGAGCCGATCATGGTGGATGCGGGGGATATTGGGGTGGAAGTCCTGGCTCCTCAGCTCGTGCGCTGGGCTGCCAAGCCGCAGATGGGCGTGATGGTTGGCTACCTTATGGCCTATGATGAGGCAGTGGCGAAGTATGGCCTCAACATTGCTGACCAACTCAGCTATCAGACGGTGAGTGGCCCTCTGACGACGGACCTGATGGCCGTGTTCCCACAGACCCTTAGCTCGGGTATGCCCGCCAAGGAGCCTGCGGCTTTGGTCATGGAGCACTACCTCCCACGTTCCAGCCGGAATCCAGGGGGACTTTGGTGGACCGGCTCGGATAACAAGATTGTGGTGACCCAACCTCAGCCGCTCCCAGCTCGTCAGGTCCCAATCGTCCACTTCCGTTGGGTGCCAATGCCAGGCTGGCCCACCCTTGGTCTCAGCCCACTCTACGATATCACCTGGAGTAACAAGCACTACGAGGAACTGGAAGCTCGAATGTTGGAATGGATGAACAAGGTGGTTCCGAAGGTCATCCGGAAGACGGGTGACGGACTCAAATATGGAGAGATCAACGATGAACCAGGGCAAGAAGTCGTGGTCCAGCCAGGGACTGAGCCGGAGTTCATGCAGCCCCCAGCCTACCCGCAGCAGTTTGACGTGCTGAAGCAGACCTTCAGCGACGATATCATGACGGTGGGAGGCTACAAGTTCCGTCGTCAGGAGCAGCTTCCACAGGGAGAATCGAAGCAAGGCTTCCGTTCGCCCCCACGGATGCGGAACGAAGGGGAGCAGATGATGCTGGCCGTTATCAACGCCAAGCAATCCTGGCAGAAAGTCGGCTACATCCTGCTCGATTATGTCGCCAAGTTCTATACCGAGCCCCGCGTCATGGCCATTGTAGGCTCGGATAAGTCCTACCAATGGAAGGAGTTCTCTGGTGCTGACCTTGATAATCTACAAGCCACCATCCATGTCGATGAGCTACCTCTCTATACTTGGAACAGACAATCCATGCGGGATACTGTCTTGGGGCTTATGGGGACACCAGGAGGAGCCGTCTTCTTTGGCGGAGCAGATGGCCAGCCTGACCGAGCGAAGATCGACGCAGCCATGAATGCAGTGGGTATCGATGTAGCGCAGGACGCCGTGGATGCCGATGTGCTCGAAGCCAAGAACGAGAATAACGCCTTCGACTCAGGCCAGAATGACGCGCAGATGGACCCCACCTCTGGTCAACAGGTCGGTGGTGGGATGGAGACCCAGCCGTGGCAGAACCATGAGACCCACATGCAGGAGCACTCGAAGTTGGTAAAGAGCTTGAAGTTCAAGGCGTGGCCGCAGGCTCGGCAGCAGGGTTTCCTCAAGCACATGGGGGATCACGAGCAAGCCATCTCGCAGGCGCAGAAGGACCAGCAAGATCAGATGTTGCAACAAGAGTCCTCTCTGCGTAATATTCGTGCTGCCGCAGAGACTTCGCAGGATGTCAAGACGGAGCTAGGGAAGGCGCTGGTCGATGCTCTCGTCTCGTTCCTCATGCCGAAAGAAACAGAGAGTAAGCCCAAGGGTAATCCTTTCACAAAGAAGGAGTAGGTGTATGACTGTTCCAGGAAGTCCAGGAGAACTGACCCTCGATAGTGGGGATCTCGACGCTCAAGCTGGTGGAGAGCCACTTGACGCGGCGGCTTTAGCCAAGGCGGCGGCTGCGGCAGCGATGAAGGGTCTCGAACAACCTCAGGATACGCTTGGGGTTACGCATCAGGGAGTTGAGGGAGAAGTCGAAGAGACTCCCGAGGCTCAAGCGCAGAAAGCAGCCCAGGAAGCTGCGGCAGCCGCAGCACAGGCAGAAGGCACAACGGAGGAGGAAGGTCCTGAAGTCTCTCTAGAGGAGATCCAAGAAGCTCTGGCAGAGGCAGGGATTGATCTTGGGATTGAAGCCAAGGATGTCCCGAAGGAGCTGATGCCTGCCTACATGAAGATGGTCCAGAGCGCGGTAGACGTGGCTCAGAATACCCTTGAGAAGCAGATGGAAGCTTCCAAGATGGTTCGAGCTATTACTGAGTTCTCAGAGCAGCTTAAGATGGCTCCGGACAAGGTGATGCTGGCTTTGGCCATGAATCAGCCAGAAGTCTATAAGAAGGTGGCCCAGACAATGACCGATGCTGAGGCTGATCCTCGGGTGAAGGATATGATTCTCCGAGAGTTAGCAGCCGAGGCTCAGCTCCGAGAAGCTCAGCGGCTCCAGCGTACCGTGGAAGAGGGAGCCAAGCGCCAGAAGGCCAATCAGGTGATTGCGGCCACGCAGCGTGCGGCAAGAGCATATCAAGTCCCCTTCAACACGGCTGAGAAGGTGATTGCGCTGGCCGTCCAGGCCAATAACGGAGATCTCGAAGTGAGTGAGGTTGACGGTATCGTTCGAGAACTCAAGGGCTTAGCTCCAATCAAGCCGAAGACTCCAGGCATTCGTATTGCGAGTCCGCAGAAGCAGGCAGCCGTCAAGCAAGCTCCTACGGAACCTATCGCAGGCTCGGAGACCGCTCAAACCGTTCAAGGTCGTCAGTTGACCGTGAAGGGAGCTTTGATCGACAAGACTGGAGACCGCGAAGGTGGCGGTGGCAAGTTCCGTGCTCTCATCCAGTCCATCAACCAACGCTTAAGTCAGGAGAGATAACATGTCTTGGAGTGCAAGCGTAACAGGGCGTCCAGGAGATGTCCTAGAGAAGTTTTCTAAGACAGCCAAGGAATCTTGGGGTTATACTCATTCCCAAGGCGATAAGGCTGCTATAGATGCCGCCCTTGTGTATCTACAAGATCGGGTGGCTTACTATGGCGGAAACCTTGTTCCAACGACCCTTCTGAAGCTCGAAGGTAGCGGCCACTGGGATGATACTTCCGGTTCTGGAAATGCCATGGTTACAGTGAACGTCTTCGGTGATCGGCGCAGAAGCTGATCTGGTAGCTCTATCCCCGCGCCAGAAGCCCACTTGACAATCAGGTGGGCTTCTGTGTTAATTAGACACGGAAGCAGCACCGGAACCCCTTGGAAGACACAACTTACGTAGTGAATAACTAACTGTAGGTAACTACAAGGGAGTTTCGTATGGCGGTCACCCAGAGCACTTTAGCGCGCCTTGACGCAATTTTGAAGGATCGTCCCATCGTGGACGCTATCCAGATTGCATTGAACAAGGCGACCCCTTTTGCCGAGAAGATTACTCAGCAACTCACCCTGTCGGGTCGTAAGGGTATCTTCCCGGTCCAGTTCGGATGGAATGAAGGTATCTACGCTCGTGGTGACACGGGCTCGTTTGGTGACGCTGTAACAGACCAGCCGATCCAGGCCTTCGTCCAGGCCAAGTTCGTCTACGCCATCTTCGAAATCTCGGGTCCCACGATGTCGGCTACTCGTGACAACCCTGGTGCCTTCGAAGATGCCCTCGCCCTCCAGCTTGAGAACACGGTCACGGGCGTTAAGCTCGAAATGGCTCGTATGATTCTCGGCAAGGGTGATGGGGTGCTGGGTCTCGTCTCCAGCCGTACCAGCGCCACGGTCTCGGTCATCAAGAGTCCCTACGGTCTCGCGACCTTTAAGGACTCGCGTCCATGCCGTAACATCGTCCGTCGTAACATGAACGTGGACATCTCGTCGTCCCTTGGGTCGCCGGGTAACCACGTTGCAGACTCGGCTCTGTCGTCGGTCACGCAACAGGCGACCACGACCACCATTACCTACTCGCCAGCCGAAGTCCTCACCGTAGCGGCTGCGGACTTCGTGACCCACGCTGGTTCGGAAAACCTAGAGCCAGTCGGGTTCTTCGGCGCGGTAGACGACGGCACCAACGGTAGCACCACATATCTCAACATCACCCGTGCCGGTCTTGATGGTTGGAACGGGACACTGGTTGACGCCACAGGTGGTGGTACGGCCGTGGTTGATCTGGACCCGGATAACCTCCGTGACACGATTGACACGATCATGGAAGTCTCGGGTCGTGTGCCAACACATATCGTCGCGAACTACAAGCAGCGTCGAAACATCTACAACCTGTATGCCCCGCAGATTCGGTATGCTCCAATGGTGCTACCGGCGGGTATCCGGGACTCGACGCTCGCGTTCGACGACATCCCAGTGATTGCCGAGCGTTTCTTCCCGCCGACCCACATCGGGTTTGCGAACGTGGATACGTGGTACCACGCAATCGACAAGGATGTGGAATGGATTCAAGGTTTGAACGGAACGGTGCTGCACTTCCTGCTCACCTCGGATACGTTCCGTGCTGTACTTCGTACCTACCGCAATTTTGCGTGTCTCTTCCCCGCCGCCAATGGATTCGTTTACGGTCTTAACGAATAGTGGCGCAAGGAGTTAGGTGTGGTTGAGAAAAAGAAGATGGGACGGCCCGTCGTTTCGGCGGGCCACCCCAGCGCAGAATCGAAGGATATGCAAAAGGCTGTGCTGAAGCCAACGACCGGAGATCTTCAACGGATGGCGGGCTTCTTGGAAGGTGAAGGTTGTTTTTCGTGGACAGCAAAGAATTACGGCCCTCGCGGCTGTATGCGTGTCCACGCGGTTCAAAAAGAGTTAGAGCCTCTATATGAACTTCAACTGTTCTTTGGCGGCTCAGTTGGCTTGAATCGTGGAATCTTCACTTGGAGCGTTTGTGGAGCGCGCGCTCGTGGCGTTGCGATGACGCTATATCCATTGCTCTCGACTAGACGGCGTGAGAAGATTAAAGAGCTTCTTGGTCACTAGGCGGTAATGCCCGAGTTCGTCTCGGTGTGAACCTGTGGCGGCAGTAATGCCACTTACTTAAAGGAGTCTCTATATGCCTGGACCAAAGTTAGTACTCGCAAGAACAGTCGATTGGTTTAAGGTCTCTCCGTTCCCAGAGACTGTCTCGGTCGTCACGCCAGCGCTGGGTACGGCTAGCGTCACCTTCCCGATCCTGACGGCTATCGAGCGTATGTATCTGAGACGAGCCAGTTTCACTCCTCAGACAGCCAACGTGACGGGTACGACCACGACCGTTCAGATTCAGAACTTTACTCAGACCCTGAACCTGACGACGGCACTGAGCTTGACCAGCGACGTGGCTGAGGTCGCACTCCCATTCGTCATCAACAACCTTGCTGGCGGTGGTACCGATTCGAACATGCTCGTGAAGCCGCTCGATGTCATTGTGCTCGTGTATACCTTCGGAACAGCAACCGTTGGTCCAGGAACAGCAAACGTCACTCTAGAGTTTGCCCTGAGCGGCAGATACAAGTAAGGGAGGGTGGATGCCAGTAGGAGCGGGTAATTCCAGAGGCTCCACGGGGTCCTCCGCCTTAGCAGCCCTAGCCCAGGCCGTCTCGCAACGTGGGGGACAGCCTCAGGATGGGGCTGTTCCGTCTCCAGGAGGCTCGACGGATAGTGGGCTGGATCTGGAGACGCTCATGGCGGCGATGAAGAGCGGCCAGGTCTCAGCGGCTTCCCTCATCCAGCTTCTCTCCCTGCTCCTTGGTCAAGGAATGATGCCCCAAGGCAGTCAGGGAATGCAGGCTCTCCAGAATGCCGGTCAAGGGGGTCCTCCTGGTGGCCGAGGGAGTCAGATGGGACCAGGCAGTATGGTTCCTGGGCTTCCTGGTGGTGGAGGTGGAGCGATTGGCTCAGCCTTTGGCCTAGGGGGCTAAGATGCCTGCTGTCAGCATAAAGCAGCGTCAACTCATGGCTATTGCCGAGCACGCTCCCGAGAAGCTCTATGCGAAGAATCGGGGAGTCCTCAGAATGTCTCAGTCTCAGCTCCATGACTTTGCTGCCACCAAGGGCCTCGGGAAGAAGGAGAAGGCCCTGAAGACCTTGAAGAGAGCGAAGAAGCAACGTGGATGAGCATGAGCTGGTTTTCCAAGAGATGCGACCCAAGCCTCCCCGGTGGATGACACAGCTTGGGGATAAGCTAGCGACATGGCTCAAGAAGCCTGCCAACTTCGAGGGTCCTAACCCTATAGGGGAGGCCCTCTTCGGTCCTTCCTACCGCCGGTTAACCCCAGCCGAGCGGGTAGGATTGGCGAGCACGGTACTCCCTGGAGGGAGATCGTCGTTCCTAGAGGCTCCTAGACCCCCTAGCGTCGATTATACAGCTCCAATGAATCCTGAGGCAGTGCAGAATATGCTCACGGATATGTTTAAGTCCAAGCCTCTCGGAAAGACCGGAGTCCCCAACATGGCCTGGGCTCCCGATATGGCGGAGATGATTCCTGGACGAGCGGAGGAACTGGCAGGATTCGATGCGTGGCTGGAG